TCGTCTTTCCGAGCCGTCAACAAGCCTTGAAACTTACCTACGCACTGTGAGGTATCTTGTGTGTTCGTTCGCATTGCCTAAGCAGTGTCTAGTATGCGTTCGGTTGCCGTGCGTGTCAATTATTTTAGATAAATGATTCTATTCTCTTTCTTAGCCTTTTTAGCTTTAGCCTCTTTGTTGTTTTGGTCTACGTGATTGTAGAACGCAAACGACAAAATAGTGATGCAAGTGTAGATTAGTAGTGTTTCCATTGTGTTTAAATTAGTGGGGGATTGCTCCCCCTTTAGTTAGTTAACTGCTCTATTTCGTGGATATTGTTAATGCCAACAGTTGAAAAGTATTCACCATTAAAGTTTTTAATAATGGCGTGTCCTGCACCTAAATGCTCAACTACTATACCGCATACTTTCATGATGTAGTACCCATAAGAATCGTAAACTTGCACCTTAGTGCCTACTTGAAAACTTTCAAAATTTTGTGTCGCTGTTATCATTGTTTTAATAATTAATTGTAGGACAAATGTAAAATAATTATTTAAGTATGCAAAATAAATATTTATATATTGTGTAACTAACTGAAAAACAAACGATTATTTTTTTATAGTAAGGACTAACACTGCCCCAAATAGTGCAGATATTAGCAACCAATACCACTTAAAAGGGCTTGGTTTAGGTGTAATTGTAGGAATTTTTATTGTTTTTGTGATATACAAAGTATCTCCGAGGCATTTTCCCTCTATGTAAGTAGTATCGTTTACCCTAAAATATTTGATTTGCAGCCTATCCTTTGTGATTGTAATGGTATCGCCCTTATAAACGAATGCCGTGTCGTGTTTAATTGTTTCGGTGCGGATAGTATCGTGTAGCGTTATTACTAAAGTATCTTTTGAGCAGAACTTTTCAACGCAGGTCTTTTTGGTGTAGCACCCAACTATCAAAGTAAGTGCAAATAGTGTGTAAATGTTTTTCATAATGCAAAGATATTAATATTTTATATTTGTTGTGTTGTTAGGGACTAGCTAACTAAAGATATTGGTAGAAATACCGAGTATGGTGCGGGATACTGAACCATTTAAACCTTGATAGCTAGTCCCTATTGGGGTTTTTTTATGGATATGCCCAAATGAATTGCAACTGAATCACCTCCTAAACTTTACGCCACTCGTATTGGTTCAGGTAAATGCCCTTAATGGGCGAAGCAATTTTGTTTTTAGGGGGACTTTTTCTTTTATTTCTTTTTAATTCTTCTCGTGACTTGTTGTTTTTTCTTTGTTTTCTTTTAGTCAATAACCTTCAATCCCCACATCAAATTAATCCACAACATTTCTTTCTTAGCTTGAACGTGAGTTATTTTAAGTTTTTTCATTAAATACTTTTCGCCTTGTTCAATCCATTCTTGATTTTGCTCTAAAGTCATTGTAAACTCATTATACCAAGCATCTTGCCTACCAACTACATCTTCATAACATACATTATGTTTACCTATTGAAAACATTAGGTTGATCAGATCAATAACAACTTGTTTGCGCTTTTCGTTCATCGAATTTTATGGTTGATGATTTTCTTATTATGCACCTCAAAATCGCCAGTTTTAGGGTCTTTGGTTACTATTGCAAAGCCTTGATTGTGTTTAGATACTTGTGGGTTATAATCGGGGTTTACAGTAGTCATTGCGCCAATTGAATAACAACCTAATACTTTGCCGTCCATATCAGATTCTACGTGCTCAGATGTTCTATGAACGTGAGAAATCAATGTGCAAGTGTTTGTCTTAGTAAATACGCCACGTGCTGGATTGACAGGTGCGAATATTCCTTTTACGATATGATGCCCGTGTGCTATGTTTAATGAACCAAACTTCATATAGCGATAGTCTTGCACGTAGTCAATTTTCATATCTTCAAGCATTAGTAGCTTTTCAAGTTTATTTGCGCTATACAATTCTGGTGCTTGACGTAGTACATAATCCTCAATTCGTTTATCGTGATTACCAGCATGAAATACTATCTTTACATCCATTACTTTTTGCATCCACGCTAATAAGTTCTTAACGCCTTCAATCTGCTCCATTACTCGCATTTCATTTGGCTTGCTTATGAAACGTGAAATAGTACTAAAATCTAAACTATCCCCATTAATTATTATGCAGTCTACGCCTTCGTTATATGCGTATTCTAAAGCTAAAGTTAATGATTCTATATCTGTGTATGGGTAGTGAAGGTCGCCAATTACTAATGCTTTGTTGTGATTGTCGCTAAATACATAAGGTGTTTTATCTTCTTGTGTCCTAAAGTCAAGGTCATACTTGGCACGTTCAGCGTTTAATTTCTCTAAAAAGATAGGTGTTGCAAACTTTCTAACTTGTTTAGCGGTATTGCCCATTTTGCCTTGAACAAATCTGATTCTACCCCTTGCATCTTCAATGTCCTTGAATATTACTGGGTATTTGTTTTGCAGTATCTTTGCAAGTGTACGATTTGCCGTGATTTTTGGGTTTTCTAATAAAACTTCTTCGGCAAGTTTAGCTTTGTTAATCTTCATTTTGTTCGTCAAATATTTCAGCGTGAATCTCCGAGATATAATAATCCAAAACATCCAACACTCTTTGTTTTATTCTATTCTTTTGCGCTTGACCTTTCTTATCGTATGGGTCAAGAAATTCGATTGAACTCAAAGCATAATAGCACTGATTAATTATCTAAGCCCTTGTATCGTAGTCTTCGTAAAATACTTCTTGTTCTTCATCATTCCCATCCATATTGTTCATCATATTCAAATGGTATTTCGTATGGAATTTCTATTTGGGTTTCCATTATAGATGTTTATATTCTGATTTTGCATTGAAACAGGGGCATAATTTTAGCCAATCCGCAGCATCTATTACGCCATCTCCATTCTTATCGGGTGAAAAGTCCCTATGCCCTCGAATCTTAGCTTGTGGGAATTGAACTTTGAGCAATTTTAAAACCCTTTCTAATGCGGCTTTCTGCTCACTTGTGCGAGTGTCCTTACCATTCATACCACCCTTATAGCAAATGTGAATAGAATTAGCGTTAAAACCTTTTACTCCATTTGTTGGTTTAGATATGTCGGTAATATTCTCTACACTTCCATCTTTATTGATTAAGTAGTGGTAGCCATAAGACTTCCATCCAAGCACCTTTGCCCAATAGTGTTTTATATCGGTTGTTTTTTGGTCTTGTGGGCCAGCGGTACAATGAACTACTAACCAATCAATCTTTCTCATGATTCTGCTTTTCTTTGAAGCACGTTAAATAGGTTCTTTAATAAGTCAACACCTGTAATCGCTTGGATATTTTCTCGCATAGATTGTAACTCGCTTAAAGCTATCATAGCAATTACAGGCTTAACCAATGGAATCTCATCACCGAAATACACCTCACACAAACGAACCGCAGCGATTGCAACTAAGTAGGACGAACCCGTGTAGAATTTCTTTATCATTTTTCTACTACTAATCTCACCCGCTTTCTGCGCTTTAATTACGCCCGTAATCCAATCGAACATTACTAACCCGCCAACAAATAACAAACTTGTGAGTATTGGCGAAAGATAAGCTATCAGACCCGTGATTAAATAGATGGTGTATTTCTCTTTCATTTTACTTTACTACTTCTGCTTCCTCAGCACCTGACTCCTTAATTTGACTTTCAAACTCGTTTTTAAGTTTTATAATTAAATCAATTGAATGTTTAGCGGGTAATTCAGCTAAACCTGATAGAATCATTTGTGCTTCGTTTTCGTTTACTTTAATTGTTAGTTCCATGTTTTTTGTTATTATGCGATTATTGAAAATGTTACGTTTGGATAGTCTGCCTCTAAACCTGCTAATACTACTGCTTGAACTTCCTCGAATGAAGGATTTTCTAAAGTGTACTCGTAAGTTCCAACTTGGGCAACTGGTGTGAATGAAGCAGGTTGTGTTTCAGTAGCAGCTACTAACTTACCAACTTGAGCGACACCAATTGTCGGTGTGAACTTTGAACTTGAGTTCATGTAAACATTGATTGTTGCATCTTTGTACTCGCTTACTCCATCTTGAGCAACGATTGTTCCGATTGATTGTATCATATTTTTATTTTATTAAATTGTTATTATTATAAAGCTACCCAAGCACTACCATCGTAGAAGTTAGGTCTATTGGTTGACGTATTATAAATCATAAGTCCCGCAGCAGGTGTTCCGATTAAATCTCTTTGAGCAGTAGTCATTCGAGGTGGCAAGAATCCTTTGCTTGTGCTATCTGCTTGTAATATTGCACAAGCTACTAATGTTGATGCTCCAACAATTGCGCCCCTTGACATAATACCATAATCTTTACCGTTTTCAGTCAAAAAAGATTGTGTCCACCCTAAGCCCGATGTGAAAGATTCTAAAGAAGATGTACGACCTGAAATACCTCCTCCGTCTGGTCTTAATATCAATCCGCTTGAAGTGTTTCCTGATACTATTCGTGTATTTATATCTAATGTATTTATAGTACAAAACCCACTATCATCCGCAAGCCTAAAATCTATTGCCGCCCCATTTCTTTTAATAGCTGGAAAAGCGTTTGTTCCTCCTCCAAGATTTATTATACCTGTACTTAAAAATCTAAAAATAAAACTACTTCCTGCAATTAATTGAATATTTTGAGCACTTGAAAGAGTTGTAAAACCAGTATTATGACTTCCCTCTAAATAATCTGAATTAGGAATAAAAACAAATCTATTTCTTGTTTGCGTATCTCCTATTCTACTAATTCTAAATTGACTCACCCCATCTCTTTGCAAATCCATTAGATTATGCCCCATTCCATTCAATGCAGTTTCAGTAGCATTTAAGAAGATACCCGTTGCCGTTCCCGTTTGTGCGCCTGAGTTGTTAATGGTGTAGGCAAATGTTGCATTTCTATAATTAGCACTTCCAGCACTTGAACCTAAAAAACCACTTGACAAAAATTCATGTGAAACTGCCGTTCCTGAAGTTGTGCCACTAAATAATCCATCTGCCCAATATTGAATCAATGTATTACCTGTTGCGCCTGTGTTTGCTCTTTGTCTTATTCTTAAAGATTGACCTGAACCCGATTCTGTATTAGTGCCGTTATAATTTACTAAATAAGGCTCATTTGCACCCGCACTACCAAAAAGACTTTGTCCTGAATTATTAATAATAAAAAAGCTATTACCCGCACTACTTTCAAACCTACTTACAGGATTAGTTCCATCTCCCCTTACATGAAGCCTTGCACTTGCCGTTGTGCTTCCACCTATTGTTAAATTAGAACTTACCCTTGCAAGTGTTGTGCTAAGTAATAATGTACTTGCATTCCCGTCTCCGTCTGTAATAGCCTCTAATGTAGTAGTTAAATTACCATTCAAAGTATTTAAGTTTAAAATACCCTTGTAATTTGTACCTATGTTTTGACCTAATAAATTTGCCATATTTTTATTTAATTAATTTGTTTAACCCCAAGTTTCAGTTGTTGCAGTACCCCAAACCTTAGTAGGTGTACTTGTTCCCCAATTAAACGCTGCAATTATTCCGCTAATTCTGCGTCTTATAAATGGTATTCCTATTGCTGTAATCATGCTTTTATAAATTTATATTTTGTACGTTTTTTATTTTTTTGGAAATGATTTTTTACTGCAATGTATTTTATATTTTTTGCAAATGCAAATTCTTTTTGACTATCATAATAAATGCCAGTTTCCAAATCTAAAATTAAATTGGCTTTATAATGCTCACCTAATTTTTTTGGGTTTAATAAACCATTTTTAACAGCATGCTCTGCATTTTGCTTAGCAGTACACCATTCTAAATTATTTATTTTATTATTACGTTTATTTCCATCAATATGATTAACAAAAGGCAAATTCTTTGGGTTTGGCTTATAAGCTTTCATTATCAATCTATGTGTTAAAAAAGTTATTCTTTTACCAAAATCGTTAACTAATATTTTTTTATCATATTCATTAGAATTAGATTCTTTCATTTGTTTTGGCTCATTTTTTTGTAATGAAATAATTTTCCCACATAGCGTAATATGGTATTTAGTAAAATTATCTATATATCCAATTTGATTTGCTCTCATTTTTATGCTGGATTATGTGCTGACTTCAAATATAAATTATTTCCGTTTGATATTATTACAACTGAATGTAAATGTTTTAATTCTAATGTTTCGCTGCCATCGATTGTTTCGCCCGCTGCCGCTTCAATGTAAACTTTGTCGCTCGAACCGCTGCAAATGTTTTTAAAGTAAATTTCACTTGAATATCCGTTTACTAACATATCCGCAGCGGGTGGCATTGTAAAAGTTTGGTTTGGTTTGTCGCAAAAATAGTTGCCCGATACATATTCAACCGTTATGCTATCAGTTACGGGATATACTTTTACACCACTTGCAGTATTTTCCAAATAAGCGTTTATATATTCAACATCGTTTCCAATCTCACCAAATTGTCTTTGGAATTGAGTATCGCCGCCATTGTTTGCTTGTGCAACTGCACCTTGAATCTCTGCAAATGATGGTCTATCTAATGAAACCGCAAACCACTCACCATTTAACTTATCGCTCTTTGCGCTAAATGTACCGCCATTGTAAATTAAACGGAATCCAGCGTACTCAATTGCATTGTGTGGTAGTAATTGACCTAATATCGAATTTTGATATTTTAAACAAGGTCTAAACTGCCCGCTCATAACTTCACGAACTCTAAGAATGTTAAAGTCAAATGCAGTTCCAACTCCGTTTATGCGCCACTTGCTTAAACTTTGAGAAAAGGTTTCATTATTACTACTTACAAATAATCTACCTGGGTAACTTGTATCTGGCGTTTCACCAAATAAAGCATCGTTAAATTCTACATCATACGAATTTACAGGATTAGATGTATTACCACCAATATATAAAAAATACTCTTCGTTTTCGTTATCGCTACTTGAATTATAAACTAATGAACTTCTGCCAATACAACGATGTACAAAAAAATCTGTAACAGGCGTTAATGTTATTGATGCCCAATATGTATTTGAACCAGTAATAAATGGAACAAAATGGTCATTTATAATACTACTAACTTCTATTGAAAATTCATTATTAGTATAAGTCCCAGTTGGTATATCTGGCGTTTGTATAGCGTAATTTAAAATTGACCATCCACTTTGCAAATTACTAAAAGCAAGTATTGCTCTATCTGCGCTGTTTGTAGTCCAACTTGCAGCTACATTTCTTGCTGGCTCAAATTTTAAATAATAACTTCCAACTTTTACTTTAATAGCAATAGTTGCTCTATATCCTGATGTTAAAGGATATGTTTGAGAAGCATTTGGAGGTGGATGATTTTGACTTCTTTTTCTAATATCTAAATTTAATGCTCCAGATATATTTAATTTTTTTGAAGCACCACCTATCATTGGTGTTCTTAAATTTTGAGAATAAATGTAAGTACCCGAAACAAGCGGCATTGAATCGCCTTCATCCAACATATTTTGCTGAACAAACGGCATTTTTAAGTACCCGTTTTTAAGTGGCGCAAACCATTGGAATTGACCTCCAGCTTCTACGTACGGAAAATTGGTATTTAGTACGTCTACCGAATAACCCGTAAAGGTTGTATCTGCACTAAAACCACCTGATGTACGCTCGTAAAACCTTTCATACTTAGTTGTAGCTTCATCTTCATAAGCGTTAACTTGGTAGAATCTAAAAATTCCATCACTAAGCATCACCCTCATTCCCCATTGCTCACAAATAGATTCAAGTATCTCATAAGCGTTCATCGATACTCTTTTTTCGTTTTCCTCTTTTCTGCTAAATGTATTAGCGGCAATTTTAGTGTATTCTAATGGGTCTTTGTAGCTTTCTACATCTCCCATTCCATCTTCATACCAATTTACTGCCGTACTAAATAAAACGGTTGAATCGGTAAGATATAATGGTGTTAATTTAAGAATCTCAAATAAAAACTTAGTAAATCTAATTCTACCAGTGTAATTTGCTATTTCATCCGTAACAATTTGTAGTGGCTTAGTTTCTAACCTTTTTAAACCATCAGTAGCCGTTAAAACATATTGAAATGGTCTGCTTTCATCTTCCCTTGTGTTTAAGTCCGATAAAATTACACCATACCAAAATCTATCATTATTTCTTTTGATGTTTAAAAAGTATTGGTCTTCTTTTGTTGCGTTTATAGTAGTGTTTATCCAATTTAATAAATTTACCCCTGTTTGGTTGTCGGTAATTACGCAATTTAGCTTACAATCACTACCTTTAATTGGCGCAAATCTTTCATCACTTTGCTGTTGGTAGTCAATTTCAAATCCTTCGCCAAATAACTCAATATTTTGCACTACGCCCGTAGATGGGTAATTAATATCTATTAATTCACAAGTCCAATATACATCTTGTAAACTCGAATAAAAACTACTTGTAAATCTTACTCCCATTACCTTACTCTCCTATTCATTCGTGTTTGGTTATCTAATGCGACAACTATATTGTTACCCCTTACCATTCCATCAATACTAATCATCATTCCTGTTGGGTTAAATGATGGAATATCGCCTCCATTTCCTGACATACTATTATTGGATTGACTGCCGCCTGAATTTGCATTTGATTGACTTGGAACTGAACCAGCTTTAAGCATACCTCCAGCTAATAATAATGCAGAACCTGAAGCTATATAAACAAATCCCATTGGAATTAATGCTGCTGCCATTGGAATACCCATTGCCATTAATGCTCCACCGATTTGAATAGCTATATCACCAAGCAAACCAAGTAGCATTTTACCATAATTTTTCCATTTATCTTTGTCATCAGACATAAAAGCACTTCCAGCCCCTGAAATTGCAGTTGATAAAGAATTTGCCAATAAATCCGACCATTTGCCAACCCTTGCTTCAATATCATCCAATGCAGCTAAAAAATTCATTTTAAACCTATCAAAGCCAGTCATTGCATTTGTAGTATCTATAAAATTTTCTAATTTAATAGGTTTAAAATCGGCTTTTAATTTTGCTAATTCAAATTTTGGTTGAATAGGTAAAATAAGAGGTGTATTAGGTAAATCAAAACTTTCATTTTTTAAATCTTTTAAATCTTTTGTTGCATAACTTTTTCTTATATCTGCAATTTTTTGTAAATGCGCTTTTTCTGCTGCTTCTAATTCAGCATTAACTCTTATTTTTGTTTCTCTATATGCTTTTGCATTTGCTAATGTCAAGTTTTGAACATCTTGCATGCCTTCGTATGCTTTAAGTTGTGCCTTTATTCCTTCTACTAATTTATTATAATCAGTAGCTTCGTTTCTTAAAGCTATTTGTTCTTCAGTAAATAAATATTTATCTCTTAAATCATTTATTTCTTTTTGAGATTTTGCTAATTTATCTAATTCTTCTTTTGTTTGTTTAACCCCAGTAATAAGATTTATTATTTTTTCGCCATATACAGTTAAAATAGTAACACCTAAACTTAATGCAGTTTGCCATGAAAATATTGAACTTGCTAATTGACTGAATACTGATTGCACTGGCTTACCTTGTGCTATTAATGCAGCATTAGCGGTTTTAATATTGTTTATTTGCTCTACAAACATTGGAATGTTGTTTGAAACAGCCATAAAACCTGTCTGCATAGAATAAGTAAACGCTGGCAATTCCCTTGTTAATTGATTAACAGAATTTCCTAATCCATCAAACCCTCTTACAGCTTGTTGAACACCTCCACTACCAGCCGCAATTTGACCTGTTTGCCCAACAATTTGATTTAAACCTTCAATTTCAGATTTTAGGTTTTTTACTCTTAATTGAGCCTCATAAAACGCCTCACTTGTTTGCCCTTGCATTAATGCTAAGTTTTTAGCATCTCTAACGGCATCTCTATAACTTTGGTTTAATTGGTCAACAGCAGTTTTAGCCTTTTTAGGTGCTTGTTGTGCAAGTGTTCCAAAAACAGATAAACTCCTACCAGATTCAGCTAAAGCAGTCTTTAAGCCTTCAATATTTGCCCCAATAAGTACGTTTATTTTTTCGCTCATTTTGCCTTGCTTAGCTTATCCCAGGTTTCTATAAATTGTTTATTTTCTTTTAGCCAATCCTCTTTGGTTTTTGGTTTTGCATCCCAATTGAAACTCCACCAATCCGCAGGAATTGAACCTTTCTTTTTATGAACGGTTAAAACTCTGGAAGCGTTATATCTTGCAACTTCATAAAGTATTTTAGTCCGTTCAAATTCTGTTATTTTATAACCTTGAAAACACATCGAAAATTCTCGCAAATCTGATGTGTAAATTCGGTCATAACTCCAACCCCACGATAAAGCCAAACACTCCCAATAGTCTAAGATGCTTGGCTGTTCAAGTTTGGGTCAATTTGTAAGTATTTGTGAATACCCTCCATAAAACCCTTTAAAATGGCTTCTAAATCGTTTTTGTTGCCATTATCTAATAACTCACCAACTTCTTCAATTGTCTTAGGATTGCTTGTAAACTTTAATCCGCAATATGCAATGTCTAATACAATTCCGAAATCTAAACCAGTGTTTGAAATTTCTTCCATTTCCTTTAATAACTCATTTAATTTTTTGCCCGTAACCTTTTCAAGTTCTCTAATAGCTAAAAAACTAAATTTAAACTCATGCTCGTTGTTGTTAATTGTGATTTTCATGTTTTATCTACTTAATGTTAAAAAATAATCTTGATACTTCAAAAATATACCATCTTGCCCACTTATGTTATCAAATGCACTATTTTGTGACTGAAAACTTATTAACTGAACATTAACACTCTTATAATAATCTAATGCAGTCCTTATTTTATCTGCAATATCATTAGCTTGGTTGTTTTCTTTGGCTAAAGTAGTAACTTGGATTCTATACCTATCCATTTCACTTACTCCCGACTTGGTATTGTTTGGCATAGTTGAAATTGTTTCAAACACAACAAAAGGAAATTGAGTCGTTTGAGGTGCTTGGCTTGGATAAATTTTAGTTCCAACCACGCCAGTAACTGCACTATTGCCGCTTAATATTCCAAATATGATACTATCTACGCTCATGCTACTTGTAAACCTTCCGCTTTTGCTTGTTTTCTAATCAATTCGTTTATTCCGCTGCTCATTATTTGAACACATTGCTCTTTTGTCGAATCTACGGCTTTTCTAATTACGCCATAAGCATTTACCTTGCCTGTTTTAATTTTAGCACCATAAACGCCTTTTATACCAGTAGATTTGCCTTTTAATTTTTTACCAACTCCACCCAAAGCAGTATTAGCTCTAAATCTTTCAACTGTTCCAAATTCTAACAAGTGAGCAGCATTACCACCATAAGAAAATAAACTATATCTTCCACCCGTATATCTTGGACCAACAAAATAAGTAAAATATGGCTCACCTTTTTTTCTATTACGCCTAAACGCCATTACTGAATCTCTTAATGCGCCTGTTTTGGTGTGTTTAGCATCATATCCAGCCTTTATTGCATTTACCATTGGTTGGGCTGCATTTCTTACAACCTTATCAATATCGGTAGGATTAAGCCATTCAGTTCTTGACAACATTTGAATGGTTTTATCCATCCCTTGTATTTTCATACTAATCATTGTCTTTCGCTGTTCCTCTTATTTTGTAACCTTCGTTTAATCTTGTACCAAACTCATCAATTGAAGTAATGTTAAAAGTTTTGCCACGCCAAGTCATACGCATTGTTTCATTTAGCGTTAAACCTGTCGCCCTTACATCTACATCAATTATAATGTTTGCTACTTTCTCTTCGCTTTGTTGCGTTTCTGACCCGCCAACTGGTGTAACTTTAGCCCATAACGTATAGAGTACAGAATACACCCTCAACTCGCCACCATCACTGGAGCGAGTCTGAGTGTAATTCAATATTTCGACTCTTTGGTCGTATTTGCCAAAGTTAATACTCATTAAATAAGTCCTGTTGTAGGTGCGCCAGTCATTTCTAATGAACCTGTAAAGGTAACAGCATCTTCCATTGGTGCGCTTTCACTCAATGATGTAATTTGGCAAGTAGCTTCGTAGTAAATGTCACCAGCAGCAGCAGCCCAACGAGCAGTTAAATTAGTTTTTGCGCTCAATGCAGCAAATGCTTGGGTAAATCCCCAATTTCCAGCTTCATCAAATACACCTTCAAAGTCAAAAGTACCTGAACCTTGACCATAAATTGATTGCTTCCAACCGCCTGAATCTTTGTTACTCACATCGATTAACGCACGGCTAAAGTTCATAGTGTTTGACTTTAGTTTTGCAACGGTAGTACCGTTTATTTTCAGCACAACGGCTGTTCCATTCATAGGTCCTGAACTTGGCATATATTTATTATTTTAATTTGTTACTATTCTATAATTGCAAGAATGTTGCTTGCAGTTGTTCCTGTTGCGAATACCTTAGTACATCCAATAGGTAAAAAAGTACCATCTGGCACATTTCTAAATATTTTTGCACCTAAAACGCCAGTGGTTTGTGCGCTATTAGTGTCGCCATTGTACCAAGGCAAAACAACTACGTTTCCACCCGTTCCAATGTATAATGAACCAACCGTGTTGGGTGTGTTCAATTCATCTGTGATTGATACCGTATCGCTTGGCGTTACGTTTACTACTTTTTTTCCAATTAAACTTAACATATCTTTATATATTTATTTTTAGACGTACTTTAAACTTGTCTTGTTATTTCTTTTACCATTAAGCATACTTGATAGGTTTCCAGCACATATTTTATGAGCATATCCAGCTTCTTTACTGCTATCATAAAAAACTCCACTTTCTAAATTTAAAACAAGTTTTCTTGGCAATAAACTAAGTTTATTTTTTGTCAAATCACTAACTTTTCTATTTGACATAGCTGCAGAAATTTTTTGTTTTGCCAATGTTGTATGTCTATAATTTCTTTTGCTAATTTTTTGTTCTTCAGTTAAAAATCTACCTGTTATGGCTTTTCTATGCTTTTCAATTGTTTCTTTGCTTCTTATAGATTTTATTTCTTTATATCCTACAATTACACAATTTAAACCTTTAGAACCTAAAACATTATAATAATTCGAGTATAAATGCTCGTATTCATATAATTCTTCTTTGTCACATTCAATTAAAATAGAAAAAGAATGATTATTTACTCCATATTTTACTAATGAATTGTATAATCTTGTTTGACTTTTACAATTAAGAGATTTATATTTCTTAAAACGATTAAATATATTTAAGCTACTGCCTACATATATTTTACCGCTTGGTGATTCTATTTTATAAACTCCTATCATTATATTAAACTAATGGTGCAAATATAAAATTATTTCTATATGATTCTAATAAAAACTCTGCTGAATAAGGTACTTCATGAACTTGTGTTCCAGTCATTACCGTTTGTCTATTCTCGTATAAATGACCAATAATTAAATACATTGCTTGCTTTATTGGTAGCGGCACTGATGCTGCGTTTGTATATCCACAAGTAAAATTTACTTGCAGCGTGTTCATTCTCTTTTTAACTTCGGGAATATTTATTAATCTAAACCTTGCTGGGCTTCCATAAATATCCACCTCATATTGACTTGGTGCTAATGTTTGTAGCGTGTCATTTTCATCAAAATAAGTCACACTTTGCACACTTAATAATGGCGACTTATTAATGTAGTAAATATTTAATGACAATTCCTCATAATCAAATTGCATCGCCCAAACCTGACTGATTAATGGTCGCCAAGTTCTGTCTTCTACTAATTGGCGTGCAACTGTTATTAAACTTGTAACAAAAGCCTGTTCGCTGTCATCATTTAGACGCAAAAAGTTCTTTACCTCTGTATAAGTCAAAGGTTCAGTAGTTGGTGCAGTTACAAGTCTATAATTTGCCATTTATTTACGTTTCTTTTTTGTTTCTGGCGTTTCCATTTGTGGAATAGTTGCCATTTCAATTTCTTTTACTTCAACTGCATACTTTTGTTCTATTAAAGTAGCACCTAAAGTATCATTTATCTCAGCTGTATCTCCGATTGAATAACCTAATCCAAATGGACCAACTGGCGATTGTATAAATTTAACTTTCATAATTTTATAAGTTATGGGGACAGCCGAAACTGCCCCCTATAACAAAACACAACTAACAACGATTATGTAGTGGTAGCGTCTAAGATAGCACCAAATACAGCTGGTTGCTCGAAAGCACAATCCCAATAAGTATTAGCAACTATTCTTGTTTGACCATTACGAGCCAAAGTGTATGGGTCGATTACTAAATCCATACCACCAAATTGACCGATTGTAGACTTTCCAAATTCACCACAAATGATAGCTGAACATACACCAGTAGTTGAACCTTTTGACAAATTGCTTGGTACGTTTGAAGTTACCGCAGTCATTTTACCATCGATTACGTTTGGAGTACCGCTAAAATATTGTTGGTAAGCCATAATCATAGCACCTGAACCTGAATCGATTGCAGTTTGCTTTAATTTAGCTTCAACTTTAGGGTTGATTAAAAACTTTAATTCTTCTACGTTAGCATTTGCGCTACCTAAAGCCTGTACTAACTCAAGAATCTTAGCATAAGATGGCGCACCACCATTTGTTCCGATTGCTACGTTTTGGATTCCAGCAGTTCCTAACAAACCTAATGGAGCAGCACCTGAACCATTGATGTAAGCAGCTTCTACGTTTACATAGATTGACTCCATTAATGATTGGATCACGAAAGCCTCTAACTGAGGATTCTGAATCAATAATTGGTTACTCATTGGAACAAATGAACCTAAACGCTTAGGAGTCATTGAACGAGCAGCAGTAACTGGTGAACCAGCACTTAACTCAGCAATTTCAGTTCCCCAAGCACTTGTAACACCTGCGCTAAATCCAGTTAAATCTACATTATTAGATAAACCGCTTAACATTTTAACTCCTAATGAAGCTAAAACTCTTTTAGCATACAAAGCATCAAAGAATCCTACTTTGTCAGTTTGGATAGTGTTTCCACCACCAGTAGCTGAACCAGCAGTCATACGCTTTTCTGCCATAGCATTCAATACGTTTTGACCTAAGTAAGTTCCTTTAACCTCAAATCCGTTTGCACGAGCTTCTTTAGCTGACTCATCGATTAACTCTTTTTCTAAACCTGATACAGGCACGTTGTTTACACGAGCTTCAATCAATTTAGCTAATGAGAAACCTCTGGTTTCTTTTTCTTCGCTTTTTGATGCGCTTGCACCAGCGGCGGCAGCTGCTATTGATGCTTGACGCTTTTCTTCACGCTCAGCGTTATCAATAGACAAAGTTAACTTGTCGATTGAATCATAGTGTCCGTTAAGTTCGTTTTCTTGCTCAACTGAACGACTTTCAATCGCCATTAAAGCGTCTATCTTATCATTGATAAGTTTACGCTCTTCTCTTAATTGGAGGGCTGTTTTCATTTTATTTTAATCTTAATTGTTTTTTATAGTAATACTTATCTTTTTTAACTTCGGTTGGTTTGCTCATGTCTTTTGACCTTGCAGCAACTGTGGTTGTTTGGTAAGCAGGAAAAGTAACTGGTCCAAGTTCATACAACTTTTCAATCTCTAAAATTTCTCTTTCATCTACTCCATCGGCACCAGTTGACCAAGAATCAGTTTTAACTCTAAACATAAAACTTGAACCAGTAATAAATCCAAGTCCAATGTTTTCTGCTACCTTTTCTGCGCACTCATTTTTGATTTGATACTTATATTTTAATTGATTGTTTTCAATAGTTAAAGTCAAATCATCTTGCTTGCCTGTGGTTCTGCTTAAAATCTCATTAGAATCATGATTAAACAATGAAACTACATTAGTCATATCACAACCAGCAAAAGCAGTTGGGTTAATCTTTTCTCTATACCATCCCATATCAGTGAAAACGCCCATAACTGCGCCAACACCTTCAATCATTTTGTACTCGTATTCGTACATATCCTCGCCTTCGCCTTCGCTGCGTTTTTCAACTACAACTTTAAACTCGGGGTTAAACATCCTTGCCTCAGCATTTGGATGGATTTTTTCTATATCTTCTTTTTTCATGAGTCTGTTCCTTTCGTGCTTGCTTGTGATTGGTCTTTATTATCCCAAAATGCTGCTTCCTTATTTGCTGGAATCATATTTACAGGGCTGTATATTTGGTCTGCAAAATCTTCTTTGATGGTATTAAGCCCGATAAACCTTCTACCATCATTAGAAGTTACAAAACCAGCATATTTTAATGTCTTTAAATACTCGGCAGTTGACTTCATATCGCCACGCATTAACATAGCTACGTTAAATTTAGCATCTAATCTATCCATTTCATCAAAACGAAATAGTTTGCGCTCAACTTCTTGTTCCCACCTTACAAACCAAGGCATCAAACAATCAGTAACATATTCTATATTTAATTGCTCTAAATTACTTGAACCAGTTGATCCAGCTTGTAATTTACTTAACGGCATTCTAAACCACTTGGCAACATCTGCAACACTAAATTCTTTAGCCTCTACCATTTGCGCTTCGTTTGGTTGCGCTGAAATTTTGGTAAACTTTGCACCACTATGCAATAAAGCTACGCCATTATTTGTTCCGTATTCGCTTTTATACGATTTATTAAACGTCTCTTTAATTGAACGTGCTGTGTTTTCATCCTTAACAACCCCAGGAACTTCTAATACGCCAGTCATTGTTGCGCCTGAACCAAAAAAAGAACTTGAATAAGATTGAATTGCTAAACCCGAACCAATAGATTCTGCGGCATATTGCAAAATTGATTTACCAACATAACCATCACCCATTGCTCTAATATGGAAAATCTCATCTTCGCTAAATGTTCCGTTTATCCCTGACTTAACATCGTTTATAATGTAATATAACCTTTGGTCAACTACTTGAACAGTTACATAGGTAGGGTCAACTAAATACAAATCTGTTGGTTTACCATCTGAATCTCTTTTAATGTAAGCAAAAGCATTTCCAAATCGTAAAGCATATTCGGTCATTGTTTGCCTAAACGTAAATGGAGTATATAAATTACTCGGCATTTTGTTTAGTAAAGATGATGCTCTGTGAAATATAAATGTCTTATTTCCATTAGCATCTATGGCAAATGTTTCAAATGGAACTTTAGCAATATCTTCCGAAATATTACGGACACACGCATAGTAAGCCGCCAACTTCATCGAAGTTTCGGTGTTGACATTCTGCCCACTTGTGTTAAATAAACTATTAAACCATGAAGATACCGAACTTAGCGTATAGGTGTTTTCTTGAACGCCACCATAAGTTTTAGGAGCGACTCTTTGCTCAACACCAAATATTCGTTGTATTATCCCCATTTTCAAAACAAATGTATTTTGATTTTCAATTCTTACACAATGTTTTGAATTTAGTTACCTAATTAGTTACCTATTTACAGCGTAGTATTTACTCTTTTCTTTCTTAAATGAACTATAAGATTTATACCTATTCGACCCGTATTTAGTTAAATGATAGGATTCTAATTTATTCCAAATTGCTTCACCATTTAATTCTGAGTTAAGCGGTGAAATAATCATTTTTAGATACTTATTAAAGTAGTCTTTTTTGCTCATTTTAGAATACATAGTTTTCAATTAATGGGTTTTCCTTCCAATCTTCCAATGCTCTACCAATTGCGTTTACCAATGCACAAGGTCCATCGACTTTATTTTTAGATTTGCCTTTATGAATCTTATAGTTACCATTGGCATCATCTTGGTAAACTTCTACGTTGCTAATCATCCAAGCCATAACTGGGTTATTATCATGGATTAAAGTTTCGTTCATTATCCATTCATACATTTGTTTGGTCGGTCCAGTTACTGACCCAACTGATTGACTAAATGCTTCTACGTTAATAGAATAGTCATTGTATAGCTGAATCATAAACATTGAAGCCAAAGCCTTATCATAAGCAATTGGCTTGTATTCAAACTTTGAACATATTTCAAGAATATCTTTTTTGATATAATTATAGTCTGTCGCATTGCCCTCAGTTAAAGTAATGTAGCCATCCCTTGCCCATTGCCTAAAATTTAATTGGTCTGCCCTTGTACGTTTGTTTGCCATATCCTCAGGGATATAGAATTTCATAAAACACCTCATTTTACTTCTGTCCTGACTTGGAATCAATATTGATAATGCTGAAAAGTCACCCGTTGAACCTAAGTCTAATCCAATGTAAGCTATTTGACCATAATATTTTTCTATGGAATCGCAAATTCCCAAACTTGCCCATTTGTGTGAGTCAATCCAAGTTTTAGCCGAGTCAGCCCAAATATTCAAGTGTTTAGTAATAAAAGATGGTTGCTTGCTTGGCTGCTCTAATGCAGTTCGATATTCTTTCTCTAATTTGTCTGGTAATACCGATACGCCATAATTTGGGTTAGATTGCTTCCACACTTCTACATCTCGCCAATCCTCTGAGTCAGATTCATACAAAACAACTAAGTGACTTTCAACTTCGCTAAATCCGTTCAAAATGTTTTTGCAGTTTTTAATGTGCGTATAGTAAGGTGCGTTTTTATCTGTTCCTGCTGTACTAATTGAAAAGAATAATGCCCCTTGCCTTGCCGCTTGACCTGTAATTAAGTTTTCTTTTAATTCATCTGTTTTCTGTAAGTGATACTCATCAAAGATTACTAAAGATGAACCAAAACCCTCTACACTTGGTGCATCCCCTGACAATGCCTTAATATTTGTTTGGTTGCGGTTACTAATTACAGCAAACTGCATAACCTTAAAATAGTTCTGTAAGTTTGGTGTTAATTGAACCGTTCTCTTTACTGCCTTAAAACAGATATTAGCTTGTTCTCTATTTGTGGCAGCCATATAAATCTGACCAGCATAATCTGATTGTTCCAAAAATGCGTAGGCAATTGCAATGGAAGCAGCTAAACTTGTTTTGCCATTTTTCTTAGGTACGTGAACAGTCACTTCATCAAATCGCCTCAAGTTAGTTCGCTTAGACTTCCACCCAAAAGTCATGGCAATAATAAACGCTTGCCAATCTTCCAACAAGAAAGGTTTGCCCGCCCACTTTGATTCTGTCAAACTTAATCGCTCAATAAACTTAATATATCGGTCAGCTTCCACAGAATCGAAATAAAAGTCATCACTTACCACCAATTCGCTGTTAAGTTTTTCGCATAACTTTTTAATGTGCTTGCCGTGATTGACCTTGCCGCTAATTACATCGCTTATGTATCTTTCGTATTTTGTCATAATTAAAAATCGCTAAATGGGTCAGACTCTTTTTTTGGCTCAAAAGTTAATGCTGCTCGACTGCTTGGTGTTACCCCAAACTCTTTTGCCATTGCTAAATAATTCTTTTGCGCTTTATCCATAACCATTATCATAGGGTTGGTTATTGTCTTAGTTCCAACTACTTGCCCCTCTTTATTGTAAACTTCTTCTTCTACTTCTAATCCTTTTGCCCTTACAATGTCCTCAGCCTCTCTGAAAATTCCATACCAACTACACAAAGAATGAAACGAACCTAAGTCAACTCTGGTAATTAATCCGACTTTACCATACTCGGTAAAAATCTCAGCCCATAACTTTTGCCCCCATTCGTTTAAATCATCGGGCGCATCTAAGCCAATTTCAATTGATGGCTTCAAATCTGGGCTTTTATCTCGGTCTTTTCGATAAGTGCCTTGTAACTTCTTTAATTCGGTTGGTTTAGTTGGGTTCATGCGTGCGTGCGTAATATATAAAGTTTTAGTTTAAATCAAATATCATAAGTAACTCAAAATCTGTCAAATGTCAATGTATACATTTTAGATATCCAGTGGTTTAAAGGGTA